CTCGCGATGGACTGCAGAGAGGCATTTTTTGCAGATGACTTTGCAATGCTTGAGAACCGCTTGCAGCCTTGGACTTTTGGGCGAGAGGGACCAGAGAATTCTTTTTTCAGGGCCGGTTGAGATGACCCTCAAGTCTTCCGTCGAGTTGCACTGAGAGCATGGGCCGTTCTCTTCGATCCAGCGGGTTCGCCTGCTCTTGATCCAGTTGACCTGAAAGGCGCGCTGGTATTCCTCTCGGTTGGCTTTGCTCTGCGACTTGTAGCCGGAAAAATCTACTGCATCCGGGAGCGCCCAACCGTAGTGACCGGACGCCAGCGGCGACCACCGGTAGCCCATGTCGGCCAGATATCCATTTACCCTGGCAGCACATAAAGCAATATTCTTAGAGGCCAGAATGCCGGATATCTGAATCGTGCTTAGCCTGCTGTTGGCCTCTACCGCTTCCTGAATTACGGCTCTGGTTATAAGGGTCTGTCTGTTAGGCCCACGTTTACGTCCAACAGAGCCACTTGCGGCGTCTTTACTGATGAATATCTCAGGGTCGAATGGTTGAATGTGGAATGGAGTACTGATAAGGTTTTGAGTGGCCATGACTCGCCTCGCTGGTTTGTAGTTGTGGTCATTCAGTCGCGTCGTGTAGGTGGCAACCTATGCGGCGCGTTTTTCTTGGGCTCTTTCCTTGTTCTTTTTGGCGCAGGATGTGCAGCGGGTTGATTTCTTCGGCTTTTTGTGGCCGCAGATGCTGCACAGTCCGGCCAGCTCCCGGATGACCTGCCAAGCCCTTTGGCGGGTGAGTCCGAAGGCTGCGGCAAACTCGCTGATAGTGGGTTTTGCCTGCCTGATTTTGACTGGGATGTCTGTAATTTCACTCATAGTAATTCAATAGACGTGAAAGAGTGTAGCGCAGAGGTAAAGCAACAAGCAAATTTTTCTTTGCTTTAGTTTCAGACACTTACAATCTTTTTTTGCTTGACGACTATTTTTTGTCTATGAGTTGAGTTATAAAGATGGCCTGCACATCAGTATCGCAGGTCTAACAGTCATGGAACAGAGATGGTTTTCAACCCGGCAAGCTTCCGAGTACACCGGCATTCCCATAAGTACGTTGCGTTGGTATCGTGCTGAAAATTCAGGGCCAAAATGGACAAAGCCTAAGGGCAGAGTCATGTATGATGTTGCCGAACTGGACGCATTTATGCGCTCCGGGGAACGTGTAACTTCTGTGCGCGCTAGCAAGGAAGGAACACGGCATGCCTCTGTATAAGAGAAATGGCAACTGGCATTTCCATTTCGAGATCGCAGGAAAGCGGTATCGAAAGAGCACCAAGACAAGCAACAAAAAGGAAGCTGAGAGGATAGAAGCTAGGGCGTATGCAGCGGCGGAAAAGGGGGAAAGTCTTACCCCCAAAAAGCCCCCGGTGTTGCGCGATTTATTAAAGGAATTTGAGACTTTCTTTTGGGCATCCCGCATCGCAAAACAAACGAAGCGGGACTACCGCAACGGATGCCGTCTCATCTTAAGTACCAAGCTGGCAGGAATGCGGATCGATCAAATAACGGCTGATCACGTGGAAGTCACGCACTTCCATGATTCGCCCTATTCGACTAACTGCGCCCTGCGGACTCTCCGGCGGGCTCTCCATAAGGCTGTTGAGTGGAAGAAACTGACGGATTGTCCGAAGTTCGGGACGGTGGAAGCGCCGCCCAGGAACATGATTTTCACGGCAGAGCTGGAGGACCGAGTTTTCAAGCATCCACGCTGCACACCTGTGCTGCGGGATTTCCTCTGCATGATGATCGACGGCGGCTTTAGAGATTTGGAGGCCCTGTCGATGAAGGTTCAATATGTCCAGATCGACCACGGCTATTATGCTAACCTCGAAGGGAAGACCGTCCGCGCCCGGCGCCGGGTTCCTCTGAGCAATCGCATGATAGAGATTCTGCAGCGGCGCTGCGCTGGCCGTTACAGCGGGTTTGTCTTCCGCTCGGAAAAGTCGAAGTCTGGACACGTCATCTGCCAAAACCTACAGAAGCGCTTCCGGGAGATCCGGCGGGAGTTGGGCTACCCGGAAGAACTGAAAATTTATTGTGGCCGGCATACCTACGGGAATGACGTGATGGATGCCACCGGTAACCCCTGGCTTGTAAAAGAGAGCATGGGGCATGCCGATTTTGATTCCACTGAGCCATACCTGAGAAATAAAGTTGCGATTGCGAAGTCCGCTATTGACCAGCGGAACCTCGCAAATCAGCAATTGCTTTCAAAGGCGGTCCAGTGAACAGCCACGAAAACAGCCACGCGGCTAACTGGTGACAATTTTAGGATGAAGGTAAGCTGAGCATAATCAATTGTTTCTGCCCATCTCACAGAGTGGCGTCACTGCTGATTAGAAATCAGATGAGCCTTACAAAACTAAACGTTACCACAACACTGAAAACATTGATTTTATATCTTATGCGCGCACAGAATTACAGGACTAGAAAAAGCTAGAAACGTTGGTAATATACGGAAGCGGACAGCCACACGAACAACCACACCCCCTTTTGCTCTTGTGGTCTGATGCTTCATTTGCAGTGCAGCAGTAACTATTAATTTACCGCGCAAAATCTACAAGCTTTTGCATAGTTTGGGTAATCATCACGCTATAGGTTGCGGCCCTGTTTTTATGCGGGTAAACCCAACATCTTGCGATTGACAATCGGTAAATGGAAAGCGAAGAATTAACTAGCATGAGAGCGCGAAAATCAGGTATTCTCCGGACATCAACGGAGGGCTTCACCCATGAAAAAGCTTGCAACAATCGCTCTGCTTCTCGTTCTTACCGGTGTCGCTGTAAATGCGGTGCCACATCAATCAACCTCATCCACGCCGGTTCTGTACGCCTGCGGACCTACGCCGCCGCCTATCTGCTTCCCTGGCGAAAACTGTCCCAAATAGCAACAGCCTTTTCCGGGGGTGAATGTGTATAAGTACCTTTCATCTCCGGACTATTCAATCTGGCTCATTGGCGCTCTGCTGGAAATTGGCATTGTCTATTGCATGGTTGCTACCGGTGCCGTCGCCAAAGCCAAACTAGCCTTCACCTTTGCAGTCCTGAGCGTGGCACGTGAGCTCGCCTGCTTCCTTGTTGGGATATTCCTTCCGCCGTCTTCCTACGCTTATACCTATTGGTCATTCGAGCTTCTAGGTTACGTACTCCTGATCGCTCTCGGTGTCCAATACGTTTATTCCGCCGTGGGCAAATACTTCTCTCTGTCGGCCTTTTTTGTAGCACTAACAGCGGTTCTGCTGGCAACTCATCCATTCGTCTTTTCCGGGGCCGGATGGAAAACACTGTTTCTGGTGAACCTGAGTCATATCGCGGCTTTCATGCGTTGCGCCTTGTTTCTGGTCGCTGCCATTGGTGGGCGGCGCTGGGCATGGCCTCACCGTGGAATTGTTGCCTCTTTTGGAATGGCCGCGGCGTGTGATCTGGTTTTCAATGCGATCCGTGAGCAGTCGCTTTGGATGCACTGGAACGTGCTGAGTCGCACCTATCCTGCAACGTCACTGATTTATCTATCCGTCTGGCTTGTGACCATCGCGCGGCCAGAGGCTAGCTGTGAAAACGATGAGGCTTTAATACCGAATATCAAAGAGCAAGCTGCAGTAGCTCTCCCGGAGTAATAGGAATGCCCCACTTCGCCATCGATACAATCATCAGCGTGACTCTAGCTGTTGTCGTCATCCTTGTGGCCTTAGCAATTCTTCAATGCCGGCCGATTTCAGACCGCGAATTGATGTTGAAATTACGGAAGGTCAATCTCAAGAAAGCCCGCTTTAAGGATCTGCTCGACATGATCTTTAATGCATGGTTGCTGCGCCGCTACACGCGCAACTTCCCGGATGCTGATACCGAACTCCGCAAGACTCTGAACGATCTAAGGGCCGAATCCACGCGCGTTATTACCCTGGCCGGGAAACGTGCGATCAGGCAACGTGCAGACTGTGTCGTGACTGCTTACAGAAACATGGTCGCGACGGCCACCTATCTGAATATCGAAGTGGCTCCCGATATCGTCCGGCAGTTTGAAGACCGCGCACTGAGAATGATGTAAAATTTCCGGTAATCCAGCAGGTCAAGCAATAAGTGTGCCCGATCTAAACATTTGAAAATTTTAAGGAATGATATGGCAAAACAGCCGGAAATAATCCCCGATCTGGATAAGAAGATCGACCGCATGGTTTTGAAGCGTGTAGTCGATGTCTTTCGTGGCATCGCCAATAATCTGGAGCGCGAGCTTAAGGCGCTTGAGGGTGGGTTACCTTACCGGGGAATGAGGGCATCCAAGGCAATAGAAATGATTCTGCGTAAAGCAAAAGATGTTGATCCTAATTCGAGCATGACATCTTTTGAGTTACGAGAATTGCTGGTGGAAGGCGGGAGCGCAATAGGAGAGACGGACGATCCGCAAGGCAATACAAACCGCGCTATAAAACAGGGCGCGAATGAAGGCTACCTGATTATTTTGGAAGACGGAACGGTTACAGTCCCAGAACAGAAGGCCGTAGGGGAAGGGCAAAAATGACAGAACCAAAGAAGCGCAGAACTCCGTCCGAGTTTCCTTCCGCCGGGGCGCGCATGCTGGCCGCTCTGGTGAGCTACGTACGCGGTGCTTCCGGAGTTGATAGCACCCTGAAGATGTTAAAGGGCCGCGAAGTCGCTCCCGAATGGGACGATCTGGCCACTAAGCTCCTGGCCGACCTGATGCACTCCCTTGATGAACCGAAAAAACCAAAGGAAAAGAAGAAAATCACAATTCCAGAAGAGGCCCTGAAAAAGCCGCCTCTCATCCAGTGATCAGCGCTTTTGGTTCCTCAGATAATCGTCCAGGCTCTCAATCTTGTCGTATAGCCGGTTGAACTGCTTTTCCACGCTGTCCTTGTCTGCCTTCTTCTCGATCTGGGTCGAGTTCGACTTTCCGAGTTCGAGAGCATTGTCGGCTTTCGCGGATATCGCGAAAATCCAGAACAGCGCAGTGAGCAGAGCGGCGATTACTGGCACGAGTTTTGTAGCGGTGGACAACATCTCAGATTTTCTCTGTGGTGTCATGGCGTGGATTCCCTTGTGGTGAAGTGGCAAAACAAAACCCGCCGGGTAAAGGCGGGTGGTTGAAATCGGGTTGTGTTTATTTTTAGATCGGCTTGCCTTTTGGTTCTTCCTTTTCGGCCTTCTCGATTTTCAGAGCGCGTTGCACTTGCGGGAGCTGGAAATATTTAACCCGTTCGTCGTACATCCGCTGAGCGGTTTCAGGATCGCGGATCATCTCCGCTACCGTCATGCCGGGTTTTTTCTCGTCGCTCACTGGCTTCCAATCTGGGATATAAGATGCTGCCTTATACCCTCATAGGCCTTGGCCTTCACCTGCTCAGGCTTATTGTACCCTGCAGCCAGGTCTTTTGCGGCATTTTCCAGAATGTCATCCACTGGACCGCGTACGGCGCTCAGCTTGTTATAGGCTTCCATGGCGCGGGTCGCCTGCTCAGCGATTTTGGCATTTTCATCTACCTTGATCGACTGGCCTTCTACTTTCGCGAGCTGGGCTGCTTTGCCCTTGGTCGCTACAGCGCCAAACGTACGGCGCTCCTTGGCAATCTGCTGCTTAATGTAGGAAGAAATATCGGCTTTGTCTAGCGCCAGAGAGTGGATTTCCTGATTCGCGCCGAACAAACCACCTTGCTCCACAGTCTTATTGCCGCTATTTTTAACGAACCGGGAAAGCTCGGCTACGGTGTCATTGTTGACTCTGCGGCCTTTGGCTTCCTGCTTATCGATCAGCTTAAGAATAGCTTCCTGCTGGGCTGGATCGTCCGTCGCTGCGCCGATGGCCACCCCGCGTGACTCGCTGATGTCTCCGGACTCGATCTTATTAAGAATCGAGTCATCCAATCGCGCCAGCGCGATGCCGTCCTGCACCTTGGCTTGTCCCAAAGGAAGATCGCGCGCCTGGGCGTCGGCTACCGATTTGATGTTTGCCTGTTTGAAGAATCGGGCCGCGTCGACGCCGGTTCCATGGCCTTCGGAAATATTTACCTCTGCGCCGATCGCGCGGGCCTCTTCCGCGCTGCCTGCCTTGATTTTCATGATGGGGACGGCAGGTTCTCCAGTGCGCCGCGCCAACTCAAAACGGTGATGGCCATTGACCACATACGTTTTCTTGTCGGCTGGGTCTTCCCATGTGAGCAGGACACCGGCCTTGTTGGGGTCATATTTCTTGCTGTCTTTGAGCGCGTTGGTTACGCCTGATTCATCAACTCCGCTCTTGTATTGGAAACGGCTGGGGTCGGTGCGCAGTTCTTTTGTATCCACCATGGCCAGCTCTCCCGGATTGACGCGAGAGACGGCTGTAGTCTTGATCTCCGGCGGGCGCGGTGGCTTCGGGGTAGGCGCGGGCAGATTCTCTGCTGTCGCTTGGTCCGGCTGCATCCATGGCGAACCGCTGGCCCTCGTAATCTCGTAATCTATGCCCTGCTGAATCTTCTCTCGCTCTGCTGGATCGGCAGTCCGCACCAATTCATTCCGCAATTCGCTGATGCGAGCTGCAGTGTGTGACGTGGGATCAAGCTTCGCCACCAAGGGCCTGTCGTCTCCACCTTCCTGCACCTGTCGAATGGTTGGGGCGGCTGTCTGCTCTGGAGTTTTCGGCTGTGCCGGCGGGGCGTCCATTTCCACTTGCGGACGTCGCATCGGAACCACGGACGGATTGTCTCCGGCGCGCAGTTGTAGTTTCCCTTGCGGCGGCGTTGGGGCCTCTGGCTCAGCCGCGCTGGTCAAGAATTGGACACGGCCTGTTTCAGGATCAACACGGCGAGCCGCGCGAAATACTCCCCCATTATCGGCGGTTGCGGTCAGCGGAGATTCACCCAAAGGAACCGGCCTTGCTGGTGGCGTAGTTCCTTGGGGCAGTAGCAGTCCCATGCGTTGCGCTCTGGTGGTAGCCGCTATTGGTGGCGGAACCGCCGTTACGGGGCTTGCGCCTGGCTGTGGCGTAATGATCGGGGCTTTATTGAGCGCTCCGCGAATCATCGGCGCGACTTTTGCAGGCGGTGGAAGGATTTCAGGCGTATCAAGCTTATTCCCAAAATTCACCGCGCGAGCTGCACCGGTTCTAAATGGTGTACTGTTGACGACTTTTCCAGCCATCTTGAAGGGTGAATTCCAGACATCCATTCCGTCAAAAAATCCCTTGTTTTCGTGCTGAGCAAGCCTCCTGAGTATTCCAGTCCGAGCGCTGATCAAGTTCGACGCGCGGTCATTAAGTGGCGCCGCTTCTGGGACTTCATTATTGACGGCATCTTTTATGCCGCTATAGATACTCTGCATGGCGGCTGCTGCGCTGGCTTCTACCGGATCGGTGGATTTGAATGCTCCCAGATCAGAGGCTACCTTGCCGATTTCTTTCTTGAGATTGTTCATCTCGAACGGCGTTCCCTTTGTTGGTCCATACTCCGTATGCAGAGCCTCGCGGAGATTTTCAAGGCGCGTGATCATGGCCTGATTGCCGGTTTTTCGCGCCGCGGTGACTGCCTCATCAATCCCGCTGTCGATGATGGGCGCGGTGTCAATAACAGCATTGGCGTTGGGGTGGTTCTGCAGGACTGAATCGGTTGCTTTCGACACCTGGGCAATTCTGGCTTCTGTCTTTTCCGCCAATCCCTTAGTGGTTCCAGCGACGATGCCCTCATCTGCAATGCCGCTGGCCGGCTGGCGCTCAAACTGCATATCGGTGAGAGTTTTTCCCAGAGGCTTACGGATAAGAGGCTTAACGATGGACTGAGCTACTTTAGACCTGGCATCGTTAAAAGAGTCAACCGCGTTGGAAGCTGTGTTTACAACTGCCCTGCTCATTCCAGGAACGCGCGGGACGACGTATTTAAGTCCTGATTCAATCGCCTTAGGAGCAAGCAAATTAACGGCGAGTCCTCCTGCGCCTTCCAGTGGATCCTTGCCGATTTCTTCCCCTGTTTGTCCGGCGAATGGGCCGATTCCGGGAATTGATCCTGCAGCCCTGTGGCCCAAGCTCTCTATGCCGGTGGTCTGGTCAGCCTTTTTCTGCTCTGCGAGCATTGGATTGCCGATGAGTCGATTAATTCCAAGGCTGAGCCCTCCGCCATGTTGCACCGCTGCAACTTCATCTGGAGTTTCCGCTGGATCGGTGACGGCGTGATAGACCTGGCCGGGAAGAGCCAGCAGGCCTTTAGCTTTAGCGATAGCGCCTTTTCCGATTCGCGCTACACCTTCATAAGGTGTGCCTACGGTGGGATCGGGTTGCTGATTCGACGGTCCAAGCTTGTAACCGTTCTTCAGGGCCTCCGCTACCTGATCATTGGGCAGCAGGCCATCTTGCCCGTTGGGGTCAGTGACGTGTACCCCGGCCTTGCCGCCCTGCTGAAGCACTTTCTGGTAGTGCTCTGGAGATACGCCGATGGAGTATTGCTGGCTCTTTACCGCGTCGGCCAGTTGCTCCACAGGAATGCTTCCGGGCGTACCTGTGCTGTCAGTCACGAAGACACTATTACCATCAGCGGAGAATGCCGGAATTAGATTAGGGCTGCTCATTTATTGTGAGAGTGGAACAAATTTGAATTGCGGTTTCACTGGATGCGGCGGGTTATTGTTATTGTCGCCTTCGGTGCTCCGGCGGGCGTTTTTGTCCACCTTGGGAACGCCTTTCATCTCGCGGTCAATATCAGCGATTGCCGCATCGATTTGCTTGTTCGCATATTTAGAATCGGGCGTGGCTGCTCCGGGCAAGGTCTTTACAATCGCCCTGATTCTCGCGTCCGAGTTTCCACTGGCCTGCAATAGGCTGCGCAATCCCTGAATCTGTTCACGCGCATTCAGGACAGAGATAACATAGTCTCTTTCGTCATCGTTAAGTTTTTCTGCGGCTGGGCTCTGCGAAAATTCAAGGGCGGTGCTGGTAGGGTCGGCGAGTACAGCAGAAATGATTCCTCTGTGAATTATGCCTCCATCCAAAACTTTAGTGTGGTCTTTGACGTTCTCCATTGACTGACGGATGTTTTCAGCGTTCGCTTCCTTGGCCATAGACGGCAAGCCGCCCTGAGTGGCGAGAACCCATGTTCCTCCATCTTTTTTATTGGCCTGGGCGAGTTCGCCGCGTGTCATTACCTGAAGCGTTCTAGTTTTCGTGTTGATCACGTTGTAGGGAGTATCTTCAAAGCCCTGATTTCTGGTCGCTGCTCCAGCGGCCGCTTCCTGCATCTTGATCTGCTGAACAGATTTTCCCCATGCCGCATTTGCCTTTTTGTATTCCGCGTCTTTCTCTCCCTGCGGATACTGCGCCGGGACAGGTGGCCGTCCGACCTGGGCCACGGCTTCAGCAGACACGCCCTGCAACTTCTCTTCCTGCTGGCGCGCTGTAAGGTCTTCGCGCTCATCGTCTGAAATGGTTCCATTGGTAAGCTTGGTTTCGAGCGCTCTACGTTGCGTCTTGTCCTGCTGAGCTGTATCTGGTTTATTGTCGGCGATGTCCTGCTGCTCTTTCAGGCGCTGATTGTGGGCTGCTACCGCGCTATCTCCGAGCGTCTTTAATTCGGGTGGCATGTTCGGCGCGCCAATCGCGTATTCATTGCCTTGGCCATCAGTGATGCTTACCGGAATGCCCTGATCGAAATTGACCTTTGGAGGCCGTGGCAGTGGATGTCTCAGAGAATTTGCTTTCGCTTCTTCCTGATCTGTGAGCGCTGCCTGTTGGCGCAATTTCGAGCCCATCATGCGGGTATTGTTATCGCTGGCAGTCCGCAGTTTCTGATTGAGCATGCTTCCCGGAACCATCGCCATCACGCCAGGCGCTAAAGTGCTTGCGCCGATGTCCAAACCTTTGAGCAGACCTCCCCAAAAGTGATGCTTCTGCGAGATTTTATTTTCCGCGTCGGAAAACAGATTAGGCCGCTGCATGGGTTTTACCCCGTTGCTGGTCGGCGCCATCAATGAAGACTCTAAATCGTCCGATGCCGGCCGCTTCATCGGAATGATGCTGCTGTCACCGGTAGGCGCTGTCAGTGAAGACTCGAGACTGTCTCCATCTTCGCTGGGCGCAGCCGTGGATGGGCGCATTGGTTTTGGCGGCGGGTTATCGACTGGCGTTCCTGCATCAGCCAGAGGAATTTGCTTTAGCCGCGGTTGAATGGGAAGTACAGAGGCAGGGGTAGCGTCTGCCTGCTGGTCATCATCCTGCGGTCTGGCAAGGCTCAAGAGTTGCTGCTGGACCGCGAGCTGCGCTGGATGAAGTCCAAGCTGCTCTAAGAGGTCTTCCTGTTTCTCTTGTGTGCTATCGTCCTGTGGATCGTCTGCCATGGTTTTTATCCAATGCTTTCTTATGCAAAGAATCCGGCATCAGCGGCACCACTGAGTAACGTACCTGCACCCTGTGCGCCCTGGCTGAACGTGCTTATCAGTTTCATGAAGTTCTGCAGCCAACCGCTCTGGCCAGCATTGATTTCTGTATTCACGTCCTGATCGCCCAGGCCCATTGATGCCAGTAGTTCATTTTGGCTCTGGCCTTCCAGTCCTGCCATACCTGCAAGTCCGGCTTGCTGCTGGGTCTGTTTCAGCTTCGCGTTTTCGCCTTGTATGTTGACGGCATTTTCTGAGTTCTGCCGCATGCCTTCCCGCGCTGCTTCATCGCCAGCAGCTTGGAAGCTTCCGGAGTTATGGGTACGAGCAGCTTCTAAATCGCCCGCGCCCACTGCGCCCGATACAGCGCCTCCAGTGGATTGCTGTGAGGCAGTGTTCATAGCGGCCAGATCGTTAGCCCCAAAGCCCTGCGGGTTCGTAGCTTCGCCCTCGTAAAGCGGGAATAGCGTATTGAACAGCGTGTTGGTGTTATTTTCCGCTGTGTTGGCTACGCCCTGCGATTGATTAAAGAGCTGATTGGCTTGATTGTTTGGGCCTCTGGCCATGGCTTAGACCTTTCTCCAAAAGTCGGTCCACTCTGGTTTCTTCCACCCTAATAACCGCATCATCCGGCGACCGAAAGATTTAACGAGCTGGGGAGGACACCAAAAATGACCATCCTCGATTCCCTTTTCCTTCAACTCCTGACGCATCGCCTCGTGCAATTGCTTCAATGCCGCAAACCTGACAGCGGGCGTGTCCCACGTGTGATCTACGAAGCCATAGAGTTCCACAGTGATCCGCGCCGCCACTCCCATGCGAGCAGTGTTGTTTTCGTCTGTAACTACCTTTTTGGCGATTATGTTGTTACTGTCAAGCTCCGGTAGTTCATAGTCGAAACCCTGAGCCTCAAAAATCTTGCGTATCTGCTCGATGTCCCCATTTTCCAAGCGCCTGATGTTCACTTATGCGCCTTTGTTCTGCGGCCTGTTCGGTACGAATCCGAATCCCGCGCCAGTTCGCGGGTTGACGTTGGTTTCAGTTCCGCTGCCCGCGCCTGGGTTGCCGGCAGTGGCAAGAAATCCACCTCCTGCATCAACCGGGCCGCTGGCAAATACCGGGGATGATGGTGAGCTTGTCGAATACGCGCTATAGCCGCGAAGGAAAACGTTTCCTGAACCTACCGGGATGCGCGCATTCTTTGAAGGCCCCATGGGGAAGGTCTTCGTTGTGGCGGGCAAGAAATTCTGATCGGTCGAATATTCACAGAAATATTCAATCCCGCGCGTTACTGGATTGTTGTCAACGATAGCGACATCCACAAAGCCGCTGCCGATCGCCACCGGCGTAATAGAGCTGATCTGCGGTGGCGCTGGTACTGGAGCATTCGGGTTGCCGTTAACCTGCTGTGAGAGGTTCGCAATAGCCTGCTGCATGTCCGCAAAGGCTTCGTAAAACTGTGCTGGCGTGGCCTGCCCGCTCCTAATCGCGGGTAAATTCCTGACGTTTGGGATTGGCGGTGTTGGCATTATCTTGGTCCTGCGACTGGCTGATAAGACTCTTCTTTCATCGTGATACAAAGGCGCTGAATGCTAAATTTCACATCTGTCTGCCCGGCGAGCGGAGTCACGGCGAACCTGAAGGCGCAACGTTCACCGCTGAATTGCAGGGTGCGCTCGATGTCGAATGTCAAAGTGCTTGTTAGCTGCTGGCCTCTCAGCCCGCGCAGCGGATTGGTCAATTCGTTCATGAGTGGCGTAATTTGCAGAATTCCCGCGCCTGTCACGCGGGCAGTCAGATAGGAATACGAGTGCCGGTGCGATCCCATCTGATACTGCTGTTCCATTTCCGGCGTGATGAAAAAGTAAGTTGTGTAGTACGGGAAAATCTGGCCGAAATCGTCATCAGTCAGCTTGGCTGGATCAAAGAAATAGGAATTGCCGAATCCGGGCGCAGCACTGGGAGCCTGCCCGTTGCCATCGCCAACACAAAATTCCTTCACGTTGCCTGGGCGAACCAATAGAGCGCCGCAGTTGAGAGTGAGATTCCAGCGCGTCCACTTTCTTACCAGATCGGAAGCGATCATTTTTCCGGAGTAAGAAATATGAATCGGGCCGCTGGTGGAAATCTGGCCTTCGCCGTCCAGCTCGCGATAGTCGAGCACCAAAAGCAGATTGGGGCGCGCGGCAGTACCTTGCGGAGTTCCGATGTACGTTCTACGGTTTACCGCGTCGTTCACTACCCATGACGTGTTCTGAGTAGCCTTATTGATGCTGTCAAACCAAGTTTGGTACTCCTGCGAGATTTTCCGCGTCACGCCGCCATCGAAAATGTAGAGCCCAAGTCCGGAAGCTCCAGCAGAAGCGGTCATAAACCAGTTTTCGCCCTCGGTGGGCGGCCCCATTGAATTGACGCTCATCGCTCCAACGGCTTCAATCTGATCAACCTGCCAGCCGCCTCCCGGTCCACCTGGCTCTGTAAGTCCGTTATCGCGCGTCTGGTGCATGTTCTCGGTGGTCTGGAAATACATCGTTCCGCGCAAAGAGTTAACGGCCAGAATCGGGTTGGTGTCCTCAGTGGATCCGAGATTTCCGGTTACGCCGTCGAATGATTCAAAGTCGTTCACATAGGACATCGTGAACTCTGTTTCGCGGTAGGGCTGGGCCGTGAATACAATCATCATCTCGTCAAGGGTGATGGTCGCTCCGAGATTCAAGCCCGTTTGCTGGATGGTCAGCAGAAGGTCTGCGGGAATTACGGCCGGCGTCTTGAGCGAGAAATCCCCTTTAACGAATCCTCCAGTTGTGGGGCATGTGTTGATTGGGATTTGTGCTGTTGAGCTGAATCCAAGGCTCGCGCTGGATAATATTGCTTGCACGTTGCCGGTCAGTCCTGCGGCTGAAGCTGTGGCCTTAAACCAGAAAGTATATTGCGTGTTCGGCGATAGGATTGTCTGATTGAAGCTGTCCTGATAGGCCGATTGCTGGATTTGCCCTAGCGGAGCGCCCGTTCCGTTTCCTGAAATCTGCCACGCCTTTCCAGGCGTCACATTGATCAGCGTTCCTCCACCGGTGAGAGTCTGCCAGCCGCAAGGATTATTCGGAGCGCCAGAAAGAATGCCGCCCTCGAATCCCATATTGAGCAGCCTCTGTACGGTGTTGAACTCTCTCCAAGCCCAGAGCCGCGAAGCGTAGAAGAAAAATCCCAGACAAGGTGTAAGCGTATGGAGCGCAAAAAGGTCGTTTCCTGTGATGTCAATGGCGTCTGCAGCAAAAAGAGTGTTATCGGCGAAGTCCATCACGACTGAGGTTGTGGAATTGTCTGGAATGATCGTCGCGATAGCGCCTGATGTAACGTTGGTCGGAATCCAGAAGAAATTTCCACCAAAAGCGCCAGTAAAGAACAGGATTCGCGCCATGACGTTATCCGGGCCGATGGACATATTTGAAATCTGTACCTGCTTGCCTCCGGCGCTGATCCACGATGAGATAGGGCAAGGCTTGCTGATATGCCCGCTGCGGAATAAGAACGACATGCAGACCTGATGAGGCCCTGCAGATATCAAGCCACCAACCTGCACGTTGCCGCCTGCCTGAGCTGCTGCCACTCCAACATTTACGGCCATGGTGAAAACCGTGGGCGAAACGATGGAAGCAATATTCCAGCTCGCTTGGTTTTCAACGGTTCCTCCGACTGCATCTGTGGATACCTGGCCATTGTTGTAATTGTTGTTGGCGTTGCCGGAGATAGTGACCGAATCAGGCACAAGCTGCAGGCCGTGAGCCGCGCCACAGGTGACGGTGACAAGATTTGAAATCACGGTCCCGCCGGTTGCCGAAGTTAGTCCTGATGTCTGGGCCGCTACGGTGAAACTTGTAGGCGTTGGGACTGTTTCAATGAAGTAGGAACCATTGAACCCGTTGCCTGCAGCCACAGCGATATGTACCGGCTGGCCTTGAACAAACCCATGCGGCGCTGTGGTGATACAGGTGTTTACCAGACCATTTTGAGAAATCAGCGCAATGGTGAGGGCCGCTGAGCCTGTGATGTTGGTAATAGCTACCGATTTATTCAGGTCGGCTGCGGTAACCGGGAATGCCGGGCCATCCTGCGACACGCGATCAAGGAATCCATTATTGAGTTGCAGGGGAACGTCTATCCCATGCTCTCCATCGTGGAATGCAATGAACTCTGCGCCGTCGGCGGTGCAGGAAAATCCATTTACTCCCGGCGCCACGTTTCCAATCTTTGTCCTGATGCCCGGCGCATTGAAAACGTCTTCCTGATAAAGACTGCCGTCAGAGTAAAGCGATAGAGTGAGCGGGTTTCCGTTGGGCAGAATGAAAGTCTTCGAGTAGACCGTGGTCAGATTTCCGCCGAGCACGTCCGAATACAGCTTATGCGTACCCCCGCGAGAGTCAGCCGATCCGGGCAGGAAAATAATGTCCTGATTATCGGGACTGACTCCCTCGGGTATATCTACGGGGCGCAGTTCGGAATTTGTACCGCTGAAAAGACTCAGCGGAACATCGGTTCTTTTTGGCATTTAGATCAGACGCGGAAAGATTGCTTCGCCTTGGAGCTTGCTGCCAGTGATCGAGCCCGGATATGCAATGCCGGTAAGCTCGGTATTGAATGCAGTGGTGAATTTCACCTTGCTGTTTGTCTGAGTGGTTCCCAGCACCGGGAAAACTCCGTTGGCAAGGTTTCCGCCGGCGTCCCACACGTCCAGGCTGACTGGACCAAGGCTTGATTCAATGACCTCTGCGATTCCGGTAAACAATGGGTCTTTAACCGCTTTGGTGAAGTCGAGAGTATCACCGCCGGGCGAATAGTTCCCGGAAGGGATAACGTTGAAGGCCACGCGAAGCTGCTGGCCATCGGCTTTAATGTTGGTGATTGATACCTGCAATGGCATTGTTTTTACCTCGTAGATTTAAATTAACGGCGTCCTCTGGAGCTACGGCGCGAGTACGGAATGCGCCGGAAGTTCTCGCGCTGCAATTTGCGCTGAGTCTGAATGCACATCTGCTCGATGTACTTATTTGCCCTGGCATCCAGCTTGTCCGCGGCTTCGCCGTCCACGCTGGCAGAGAAAAGAGCGGCCGCTTTATAGCCGACTGCGTTTTCACAATTCAGAATGAGAAGCTGCTGAGCGCCGCCACCCGCTAGCGTCAGCTTGGGCAAATAGGGGATGTAACGAAACTTGATGTCGAGCGAAAGCAACGCTCCGACCATATAAACCGCATCACTGCGCCAGTCCCATTCTGGCGAGTAGCTTGTTTTTACGCGGGACGGTAGCCCCTCTTTGGAGGCATGCATTTCCCTGAATGACATCATCGCTCCAGACTGACGTTGCCAGAGCAGCAAAGGCAATCTCAGGTCTGCTGGAAGCGTGAAGCCGGGTTGATTCTGAACTCCATCAAAATAGCCGGTGAATCCAAGCGATACTTCCGCGCCGGGGTCAACGGTCGCAACGGGTGGAATGCCGGTTACTGTGGCCTGCTTCGCAAACGTTTCCACGCCGTTATTTGTGAGTTCGGTCTGTACCTCGTCATAAGCGGACTGGATGATTACCAGTGTGCCTGGCCTGTCATCCGTGAAAACGTCACCGACAATATTTCCGGTGACAGGATCTACTCCCGCATCGGCCATTGCTGTACGTGCGACGTTCAGGACTGTTTCTACAGTCGGATATGGGCTGGTAGCTACAAAAGGCATGGGATTTTAAGGTTTGCTTGACGTGAGTAGTACAATATTTGGCGCTATGAAGAAATTACTTATTGCCGCTATTTTCCTTGTATCTGTCTTCTCTTTTGGAAAAGCTAAGACCGAAAATCTGGAATGGAAAACCGGAACACTCCTGAATCAAAACTCTGATAGCGACTGCCGCGTAAGAGACGGCAATAGCATTTGTCACACAATCACTTTCTACGAAATTGACACTGGCGAGATGATTTACACCTTCAAGCGCTCAGCGCCGCGCCGCGCAAAGAGCTTGGACATCACAGTGAATGCCCCCATCAAATATGCGTTCTCCGGCGAAAAGAGTTTCATCCAGGATGAGCATGGCCAATCGCATGAAGTTTCTCTTTCCCAGAAAGCCTTGAAATCACCGACTCATTGATAGGCTTTTTCAATCCCGGCCAAGACGTCTGGCTGAAAACCTTAAGCATGTCGGATGAACTACCGGGAACGGTGAAGAAGATAGTGGCACTCATGCAATCAACTTCTATTGTGCCGGGTGCGCTCACGGCTTTTTCGGTGACATTCCCAATAAAATTGCCTCCATTCACATTGGCCACGGTCCATGTAGTCCCCCAAAGATCGGCAGGGCCACCGAAGGTAAAATTGGTTGAAGTTGGCGTCATGTTCCCAACTCCAGTCCCCTTGTTTACGCCTACCAAGGTTCCCGAAGGGGCTTCTATCCTGACAGTATTCCAGGCACCTGCATTCGTGGTGGTGGGCGTCAATGCTGTTACGTTGAGCTGAACTCCCACGATAGTTGCGTTGGTAGGTATGCTGAAAATAATTTGACCGCGCAGGTCATCTGTCGTAGCCGTACCGGGAAGTATGGTTGCTAATACGCCATCGCAAGCGGTGATATTTAATGGGTTGGTCCATGCAACTGTGCCGCCTCCAGCAGTATTGCTAGTACCTGTAGCGGTGTTTGCTAAAACCGGCCCTTGACTGCCAGCAAACGCTAATACAGTCAAGAACAGAAGAGAAAATGACTTAAGAAATCTTTTCATTTTAATGGCCCTGATCCACGGCAACGACATCCCATTTAGTGTCCAAAGCATTCCAGATACAGCCGATATAGTCCGTCTTGGTTGCTGTTGTGGCTGTTGGAGCTACTATGCTTGTGGAGAAACGATAGGTGGCGTTGAAGCTGTAGGTTTGAGCGTTAGTTGTTTTGAGACGGATAATCAACTTCTGGCCATCGGTGGGCGTTCCTGTTGGAGCGGCGATAGTTATTGTCCCTGCGACTCCAGTCATATTCATCACCGTCTCGTCTGAATTGTCGCTGTCTGGGGTGAAAGTCGTGGAGGTGGAAAGGGTGACAATGCGCGGATCGTTGCGTTTGTTCTGGAGGCGCTCTGTGCCGCTATCTGTGCCGGTGGTGGAGGGACTAGACAGGGCGCATCCTGTGGTTAAGCAGACGCTTCCACTTCCCGATGTTCCATTTGAAAGATCGGACGCGGCCAGAGATGAATCAACAAAGTTGGTTCCATTGCCACGCAAAACATGACCAGAGCCAGCGCCGCCATTCACACGGTAGCCGGTTGCGATGTTAAAGACTCCACCATCAGTCAGAAATGCTTCAATCGTGTCCACTGACCCGGTACGTTTCGCCCATTCGCACTGCCACCCGCTTCCGTCGCCACAATAAGTTCTGTTTGCATGAGGGGTTCCCAAGCCGCCTACGACTCTAAAATCTCCAGTTCCAGCCGTTGCTCCAAGTCCTGTGCTCGCTGTAACACTGAGAGAATCGCTCACGGATAGAGTGTTGCCGTCGTCGGTTACGTCCGCGTTGCCAGTAACTCCAGTCGCGCCGTTTGTGTATTTAACAAGCGCATTGGTAGTGCCTGTCCCTGTGTTGATGGTTCCAGCGGGGATATTCGATCCGGTGACGGTTCCAGTAGCGGAAATGTTGCCGCCGGCTGAAATATTGCCGGTTGTCGTTACGCTCGCGAAGTTGGCCACGCTTCCAGGTACTAGAGGCGCGGCGAACGGGTAGCATGTCGTACTGGTGATTTGCGGAGAGGTCGCGGTGTAGCAGTAATTTCCAGCCGGGACAAAGAACTGAAAATATCCATAACCGTCCGTGGTCAGCGTCGTGATTGGATGGGTAAGCGCCGCATCTGAATAGATCGTGATGGTAGGCGAGCATGGTGCACCTGTTGCACCCGCATTGCAGGCGGTAATCAGGGCTCCGGCAATCGGCTGGCCTTGACCATTGGCCACGCTGCCCGAGAACGGCGAACCCTGAGAAAAGGCCGTACCCATAGAGAGTACGGCCATAGTGATCAGGAGGAGAATTTTACGCATGGTTTTACTTCTTTGCTAAGACGCGCTGTCTCTGGGCCTCAAGCTTCGCGGCCTTCTCTTCGTTGATGATGGTTCCGCAGGGGTTCTTGCCTCCGGTGTGCGCCGCGGCTTCTGCCCAAACTCTCTCACCGCAGCCGGGGCATTCAATCGTGCGCTTGGATTCGTTGCACCATTCGGCGTCACGTCCAAGGAAGTCATTGGCCCAGCGGTGATATTCGGTGATATCAACGGCGTGGTTCGGTCCCTGCATGTGGTACGCCTGTCCCTGTTTCCAGAGCTCTTCTGCTTTCTTGGTGAGCTTGGCATGGGCCTCTTCCAGTTCTTCTTTGGTGGGTACGTCGCCCTCAGCAAGGAAGCATCCCCATAGGGTCAAGTCCTGATTCGCGTTTTTGAATGGGCCGATTCCGAGCACATCCGCCGCGACCAAACGTCCGTCCCACTGAGTGAAGGAAATCTTCCGGATATCCACGGCGTTTCCTTCGTTGACGATCTTCGCCACTTTGCAGGGGCGGGAATACGACATCTCGCCTGGCTTGGCCGGGCGTCTCTCGTAATCGCCACTGGCGGCAACGTCTTGAGCGTTTTCGCCCTTGGCCGGTTTGCGTGGTTCCCACACAAAACCCTCTTCAGCCTGCGGGATCAGATACGTACCGAGCGTCCCAAGTTCCTGCACCCAATGCGGGTGGAAAGTGTTGATGTTGAAAATCTTGAAGTACCCCATTTTCTTGATCGATTCGGCGATAGGGGGGACATTGAAACTCTTGTTTGCCTGAAGCTGCCCTTCGATGAGGGCCTGAGCATCTTGAATGACCTGCATGAAAATTCTCCTTAATTGACTTGCCGGAAATCTTTGGCAGCGTTGGGCATGCCTTTTTTCGCTATATCTTTCGCGGTCACCTTGAAATCGTCAGGCGCGGAACGATATGGTGATCCGCTGAGGCCGCGAATCGGGAATGCCGGCATAGCGTCCCTGATCATCTCCTCAAGCTTGTCGTCCTTGGCCTTTTCTCTCGCGTCGAGAGCGTCACGGTGGGCAAGCTTGATGTCGTTCTGACTGTATTTCTGCTTGCCGTAATTGATCATCTGAATGCGTTTTTCCACCAATGAATATGGCGGGTAGAAAGAAAATGTATATGCAGCTTCAAAAACTCCGCGTGAGGGATATGGGCCTAATTCGAGTAACCCGGTTTCTGCATCGCGCATAACCATGTTCCAGAGTTCCTCGGTGCATTTGGCATATTCTTCAGCAGATAGCCACTTTTCCAGCACCCAGCCGTTCTCACCGCCGTACCTTGGAATCCAGCGGTACTCGTCCACGGTGCGCACGATCTTTCCCTGTTCGCGATCCTGCCAGCGTCCGCCAACCTGCCACATGCGGGACGGCGCCCAAACTACGCGCCAGATATTCTCCCCGTAGGGGTTCTGCCCGAAGGCTTTGAGCGATCCGCCGGTCCACAGAACAGGATTAACGTCGTTTCCTTTCACTGAAACCATTTCGGCCTTGGCAAGCTTTTCCAGCCGCTTGATCTCAGTGGCAAATTTTTCCTGTGCTTCCGTCACTGCGAGTTTTACCTGTGATTCGTCCATCTCGCTTGTGAGGATGAAAGCAAAAATGAATGGAATGGTGCTGTCTGCGGTCGGCTTGAATACCAGATAGGAGATAAATTTTCCGGGTTCGTCAGTCTCAAAGAGGATGTATCCCGGCGCTTGATGGTGGTTATCCATCAATTTCAACTCGTCGCCCAGAATCTCCATTGCAGCTCCGTTAAGCGCTACCGACAAACGATCAGCATCCATTTGCATTGCTCCTTAAATTGGTTTCGGGGCATAGCCCTATGCGGTTAAAAGAAGCGGACAGCCTGCGCATGGCCATCCGCTTCAAGGTTGATTAGTAGCCCGCTGGTACGGGGATGTTGTTGATGAACACGCCTGCAAGGACGTTATCCATGCCGATGTTGAAGCCGATATACAGATAGAACAGCAGGTTGGTCAGCAATCCACCATCAGGGGCGATCTGCGGGAAGATGGTCTGGCCTCCTACTTCGTAATGATCGATCTTCTGGAACTCGGTACGGAACCAGTGAGACAGGACGAATCCGTCGATTCTTCCGGGGGTCTGGTGCAGTCCCACAATGACCGGACGCTGCGCAAAAGTGGACGGCGGCTCTTCCATCGCCATGTCTGGAGACGAATTACCCTTTTGCTGCTGGTAAATGTTCTGGGTGATGGAGATTCCAACGTTTTCCCACGCTGCAATCGTGTCCAGGCCCATGTAATATTCCAGCTTCTCTTCCTTCGGTGCCTTGATGCCCAGCGCCCTTTGAATTGCGGCGATGGAGCGGCGCGCGATGGCCGGAGTCAGTGGAAGTCCCTGAGCGTTGACGTTTGGAGTTGAAAGACGGCCGGGGTAAGAAGTACGCGGCACGCCCATGACCGAACCTACGTTCGCATTAACGTGATACGCCTTGGTTCCGGCGACACTGGTTCCAGCCTGCCCAGAGGATCCGCGAATCAACAGAACGTCGCCTACTTGCAGGTTAGGGATAGGTGCAAGGAAGTTGATAAGTTTGTTGTTCTGGTCTGTGGTGTAGATGGTCCCGGTGCCACGGAAAACGCCGCCGCCGATTTGCGACCAGGCATCAATCTGGCTTCCATCGGCAAACATGCTGGGGTTGTTAACTCCAACAACAGAACCCGCAATGGAGACAACCGTGTCAAGAGTCCCTGAGCCATCGGTGTTGATTGCAGCCTCGATGCGCTCACGGAACTGCTTCATGGCCAGCTTTTGAGTCTTAACGACGAAGTTCTCAATGGCCTGCTGGCTGCTTTTGGTGGTGATCTCAGTCAGTTTGGTGTACTGATGAGCCTGAGAAAACACTACCGGAACAAGAGTGCCAGCGTCGGAAGTCGGTGCAATACCGGTTCCGAGAGAACCGCCGTTAATATCTGTCTGCTGGAATTTGGCTGCGCCCACCAAGATCATGGGGACGCGCATGGGGCGGTAGGACTGTGAATCTTCGTCCGTCCGCTCCTCGAATTTAGAGTAGAGAGTATCGTCAGTCTGAAAGAATTCATCCGCTTTGGGGCGGACTTTTTCATGCATCAGACCGATTGCCTGAGACACTGAGCCCATGGCAAGCCTCACAAAAATGGACTCGCTGTGGTTGCGCGTTCCCCGGCTCAGAGGCGGGACAGCATGCGCTTTGCTGTGTTGGGAACCTTTAGCGGCGTGGTACGGGTATTGCTTTCGTGCGATTTGTCCTGCTCAGGTTTTCTCGGTGGCCCGAGCAGCGGTGTCCTATCCGCTCAGCAGTGACAAGAACTTTTTGGTTTACGCTTCTACTGTGTAAACCTTGCGGCCATCTTTCAACACGCGACGGCCTTTCAAAATCATTTGTTCGTAGTCCAGACCGATCTTTCTTCCTTCAGCTTCGGTCAGACGGCGTGAAATCTCAGAAGCGGCGGGCGGTTTATCCATCTTGATCCAGCCCTGGCCGGGATTAGTGTTCTTCGCCCCGCCTTTATCGCCCTTGTCGCCATTTTTTCCGCCTCCGGCAAACTTCGTATCGCCGGTCAGAATGCGGTAGGCGCTGTCCACGATTCCGGCCTTGCCGTTCTCGCCTTTGAGCGCAGCGGCCACGCGGGATTTAAGGAATCTCACGAGCCCATCACCGTCTTTTGCTTTTGAGTAGGCAGCGATGGTGTCCCGGAAGTCGCCGGCTGCATGCATTTTTTTGGAAAGGTTCTTGAGGGCGATATTCACAACAATTTCCCGGCGCTCCGGGCTGATCGTTTTACTTTTCGCCTTCAATATCGCGTCGAGCTGCTGATTGATCAGGCCATCGCGGTAGGTGTTATACGAGAAAGAAACTTCGCGATTGAACTGAGCCATTTCACGTTGCTGATGCTGCAGATTCTTCGCGGCGTCTGGATCATTTCCACTTTTGTTCTTGTCCGGAATTTTGGCCGCTGCCATCGTGTCAAGACTGGTGGTCCAGTCGTTGAAATTCTTGTTGATGCCCAGAAGTTTTTGAACAATCGACTTGGCGCGCGGATCGTCCACCATTTCAAGCAGGGTTTGCAGATGCTCGCGCTCGATATAGAGCGCCTGCGGGACTTTTTGCTCCTGCAGCTCGGCAATCACCATGCCTGCATAAAATTTGGTGTACCCTTCCGGGGATTTCTCCGCGAATGTGTTCACAAAATGCGGAACCATGGCGCTGAATTCTTCCGGGTACTGCTCGGCCAGATTCTTCACGAGCGCCGGGTCTTTGGCTTCCCACTTTGCATCCAGATCGTGATAGAACTTGATCTCTTCGCCCAGAGTTTTCAGGCCGTTGACGCCGCCCAAGTTCTTGTCGATCGCGCCTTTCAGTTTCAGAACGTCATTCACGCCGTTCGGGAAATCCTGCTTCAGCTTAAAGAGGTCTTTCCGCATGTTCATCTCTGAAATGACGATGCCGCGGACTCGCTTGTACAGGGCGGGATTCTTGGCCTTCAGTTCGTCCAGGTGCTTTGTGACATCGGCATGCATCCGGGGCTTGTCATTGGGGTTGTGCTCGCTGCCTTCCAGCTCGGTTTCGTCACCCTCTGCGCCCGCTGCATGTGCGCCGTCGCCCTCGCCAGCACCTTCACCGCCGCCGTCATCTTCAAGTTCTGCGTTTTCCTCGCCGCCTCCGGCTTCTTCGCCGCCATCGCCAAGATCCAGAGCATCAAGGACGTTGCCAGCGGAGAATCCACCTAACCCGGTATCTCCTGCGGCAAAAAACATCCCAAGGAAGCTCATGAACCAATTAGCGAACGGGAAAAAACTGTGAATCTTAAACATGTTTGCTCTCCTGCGCGTTAAGCGCTATTTCTTTTTCTTTCTCGGCCTGGGCCGTTAAAATTTTTCCTACTGCTTCAGCGTGGTCAGCATCGCGGCAGTCAATAATCACGCGCCTTTGCCCAATAGAATTGCCGTAAAACCGCTCTATCAGGACTTCTACGCGGCAAGGCTTTTTTACGGGAATCATGCTGCAGCGGCTGCTCCTGCATCTCCGGGCTGCGGTGGATTGAGCTTGATTCCGTCCATAGCCGCCATCTGAATCTGTCCCTCTGCTGGCATGTCCTTAAAATTCATGGTCATGCTGGGAGGCTTTTTCTGTTGCTGTTTTTGCGCATCGGCTTCGGCCAGCGCTTTATGAATCAGTCCATGCATGCGCAAATTGGTCCAGCCCTTCGGGTTCGACTCTTTCTCGTGCTCTCCGTCCACGGACTCAAGGAATTCTTTGACCACTTCCCAATGCGCCGCGTGATCGTTGCATTCAACATCCACGTTCACGCTGGGCTTGGTGAAGTCCTCTTGTTTTGGCTCGGGCGGAATCGGCTGCGCTGCTGGCTGGCCTGTTTGCTGTTCGGTCGCCTTGGCTGCGGCAACCTGCACCATCCACGCCACTTTTGCCTGCTCATATTTCTTGGTATCGGGAACAGGGGTTTCAGCCAGGAGCTTTTCCATCTCGCGCAACTGCTGGTCGCCCGCTGACTCTGCTGGAATCTCGAAATCCTCAACACCGAGTGCCTGCAAAAATACCTTGAGATTGTTCGGCGTCTGCAGGAACGGCAAGATAGCCTCTCCAGCCATGGAGATGAGCTGCATAAGGCTCTGGCGCTTCGCTGAGAATGTTTCCGGGAAGCTGGAATCTACATCCGGGAAGCAAAGTATCTTGCCTACGCTGATGTTGCCGAAATTCATTTCCTCCACTCGCGTACCGCGTTTGCCTGTGATTTCCACATTCAGGCTGGTATCGCCGCGCTTTTCCGCAGCAATCATCACGGCCTGCTCATAAATGCGCGCGAAGTGGCGCTGCATCGATCCCCAAGGCAATCCCATCTGCCCTAAAGCCTGCTCACGTGCCATCGCATAACCGCTCGCCGTCTTTTGGTCTGGCATGGCGCCGCCCCAAAGTGACGGAACTGCGCCGCTGATGAACTGCGCCAGATTGCCGCGCACATCCTGCACGAAGGAAACAAAGTCAGCAGAGACGCTGGCGGGATTCTCTGTGTGGAACTGATCCTCCATCGACTCGCCAGCAGGCTTGCCAAAAGGAATGTGATTGCCTGGCTCTGAAATCTGCTCACGGATGGCCGGCATGTCGGCAATCTTGGCATTGATCCAAGTGACCGGGATGGTGTAATCGTAAGTCTCTTTCCAGAGGTTGTAAGAATCGTTCGTTGTGTTCTGCACTGGAACGATTGACCACCCCATGCTGCGCCGCGACATACTGTCGCCGGGAAGCGGGAAAGATACTTCCAGATGGTCATCCATCGACTCTGCTCTGCTGCCTACATAGACATCGCCCATAAAGCAGACGTGACAGCCATTCGGGAAGAGCTCGCGCAATTCCTTTGTGATTTCCTGATGCTTGCCCTCATCGTTCTTGGTTGACTTCGTTCCCTGCTTCTTTCCAACGTTGTGAAACCAGCTCGGGCGCATCCACACCCAATGCTGCGTTACAAGGTGGCTCTGTACATCTGCGGTCAGCAGCTTGCTGCCTCCGCTGAGTACACCCATGCGCGCGGTGCGCTCGTATTCCTCTCCGAAACCGGATGGACCGGGGCTGATTTTGTCCGCAAATTCCGGGTTATCCTCTTTCGCTTCGACGCACTCAATTTCCTGAGAAATGATGAAATATGGGCATTTTTTTATGTTTCTGGCGCGCATAGGAACCTTGGTTTCAAGGGTTCCAAAAGCCTCAGATATTTCTCGCTCTTCTTTTTCGCAATAGCGCGTGTAGGTAGTGGTGCGCGTGTCCGTGTAATAGAGCCGCGCCATGTCCTGTTGAAGCTTTTTGTTATCGTTTGCACGATCGAAGTAATGGCGGTAGCGCTCGGCTTCGGCCTTGGCTGTGTTATCGCGTCCTACGCGGGGATTCTTTGCGGCAAAGCGTACGCCTGGAGGGTTCTGGGTGAAAGCGGCAATCAGACTGCGACCGTAAGGCGTGTAAATGTTGTACACGTCCGTATAGCGGGGCATGTCGATGTGGGAATCACCAACCTGGAACGTCTGCAAGCCCTGTGGCGCTGCGGCATAGCATCCGTCGACTGAACTCCACCAGATGTATTGAAGATCGCGGTAATAGAAGCGCTGCAACGCGGCGTCCTGCACTTCCTGCAGGCGCTCGGCGCGGTCCATCATGAAGGCGTAGTTAACCAAGTCCTTCAAGGCGCGCTGAAGCTCTTCTTTGCCCTTGAGAGGATCTAAGTTCTCTTCGGCTTGTTCTTCGGATTCGCTCTCTGGCCCGGCTTCTTCGCCTTCGTCCAGCAGCTCGTTTTTGTCTTCGATTTCAATAGCCATTAGCAATACTTTTGGGGCTCGTCAAAACCTTTAAAAAAATGCTGATCGAGCATCGGTTGCTCGTAATACGGTGAAACTCTCGCCCATCCCTGGAAGGCTGCGCGCTGTCCGCGCTTGTATGCCTCCATGCGCTTTTCCTCTGATGGAACCATGCAATCCATCACCTGCTGCTGCATCTTGCGCACTATGGCGGGGTCTAACTTCTTCAGTGCTGGCCTCATTTGTTCATTGCCTCCGCGATGCGTGGGCGTTTGCGCTTTCTGCTGGGCAGTCCTTTTTCCGGGGTGTCCGCAAATTCATGTAGCTGTAAATGCGTCATCTGAAGGAGCCCTTTATTTTTGGCAAAGAGCTCCTCCGGATGGTGTTCTGCGATGGCCATAGCGCGCCGCTGTTTTTTGGAAACGGCCGGCATCGATTAATTGACGGTTTCTTTCACTTCGGTTGCGGCCGGCTGTTTTTCCGGCTCTTTGACTTCTGCTGCTTCCTTGGCCTTGCTTTCCGCTTCGGCCTTGCGCTTGGCCGCTGCCGCTGCAACTTCGGCAATGACCTCCAGCGGGTCCCGCGATTCGTGATAGCGGCCAACGGGCATGGTGCGCTTGTACTGTTCTGCGGTCTTCTCGTCGGCAAATTCATGGGAAGCGTGTACGCAGTCATGGACGATGACTGTTTTCAGGTTGGGATCAGCAAGATTCAGGTGCTCTTTGGCCGGATCGGGGTAGAGCACATGAACCATGGGCTCTTTATTTGCGCCCAGGTGAGTATGCAGGCCGTGATGCTCGTGATAGACGATGGCATCAAGCACCTTGCCGTTAAATGCAAGTTTTACTGATTTTCCATAGAACATGGCGATGTCCTCAGCCGCATGAGAGCGGCCCGGTTAAGACTTCAAATTGTTTGTGGATTAGAAGCTGGGAGCTACGAGCTTATAGCCTTGAAACACGGCGTGAATTGCGCCTGCGGAAGCGTTTGCGGTAGTGCAATGCGCAATCGGCAAGCCTGCAGTACCAGTAATGAACGTGGTGCCACCGGTTGAGGAATCTGTAGTGGTTCCAGCGGTCAGCGTGGTGTTTGCAGCCGTGAACTCAGTGCCGGAAGTGATGCCCAAGGACCATCCACCGGTGCAGGTGCCAATGGTGACGTTCACGCGCGCCGTTGCGGAGATGACCACAGAGCGAGCGGGAATGTTCACAGCGCCAAGGTTGGTATTGGCAGCGCCGGTTGATAGAGTCACCTGGCCAGTGTCAATCCTCCACCAAACTTGTCCGCCACCTGAAGCGGCAGCGTCGTTGATGGCTTCCTGAATGCCCTGATCTCCAGACTGCAGCAAGTCACCCGGGCCATGCGAGTTGGTAAGGCCGGTGAATGTCACAGAGCAGGTGCCGAGCGCCTGGCCGGTGAACAAGCATCCTGAAACAGCGGAAGGGGTAGCGGTTTCCTGATTTGCTCCCACCCCGATTAATACCGGTGTGTTGGTGGAGAAAACCTGAAAGGTGCGACCGTTCGGCAGTTCCACGCCTCCGATTGTCTGAAGCTGGAAGGTCTGAGTACCGTTGCCAGTGGGTGAACCGGGGGAAATCTGCACTTTCCACTGCGCGTAGTCAACGGAGTTGTAATCACCGTTGCGCCATGGAGCGTTCTGAGCCTGAGCACAGAAAGGCAGCAGGATCATGAACGCGAGAGCAAAGATCAAATTGCGAAATTTCATGATGATTTTCTCCTTGAGAAAAAGGGTTAGGGGTTGATGGTTAAGCGGTCAGTACCGCGTATTTACCAAGGCCAACGCAGCAGTCACTGCTATTTCCCACGTTGGCCATATATCAGTGAAGCGGCCGTAATTAACTGCCCAGCCCGGATTCCCGGGATGATCAGATTTGAATATGCGGGGCTTCATTTAGTAGCCCTCTTGGTCGGATTCCTGCTCTGAGCTCTGCTCGCTGGCTGAGCCCTTCGGAACTTCGCCGGTTCCTTGGCAGAGAGGGCAATTCGGATCGTGGCCGTGGCACTCTGGGCATGGTTCCATCTCGCCGCCGGCGTGTTCGTCACCCATTTCCGTTGACTGCTCGTCGCCAGAGGTCAAATGATCCGCAGCCTCAGCCGTAGAAGCATGCTCGGTGCGCTCTTTGTGGCCGTCTTTGTGATGGATGATGGTTTCAACCTTGGCCACGCCGCCATGCTCGTCTTCAGAGCTGCCAGACTGCGCGCCCTCGGGTTTTTGGCGCATCGGCGGCACAGGTGGCATCTTTGCGTTATCGTGCGCTCTGGCAACCTGGGCATTGCCGTAAAATTTTCCATTCTTGGCCATTGGCATCTTATTTTTCCTCGCTCTCTGAAGTTTCGGGTTCAATTACCGGCATGGTTCTACGTTTTGGGCCTTTTGCTGCCTGCTGCTGGCTGGCGTGTTCGATTAAAGCTCTGGCGCCGGTCGGTCCATTCCACCTGACAGCGCGCGGCTTCGTGCTGGGAACCTGTTTCAGTAGTTCGTTGTGACTTTTTACAATTCTTTCGTTCTCGCGCTGCAGTTCCTCGACGGAAGCCTTTAAATCTGCGTTCGCTTTTTCGAGATCAGAGACTTTGTCCTGATACTCGAAGGTTTTTCTACGCTCAGCGGTAAGATTTGTGCGTAAATCCTCAATCGTGGTGTCTTTAATGCGCTCTCGCGCCGCGGCTGAGTCGAGCTTGCTTTCAGCAGATAGTTTTTCGGCCTCAAGATTGAGGATCTTCACAGTCAAATCGCCAGCAGCTTTGAGCTGGACCAAGCAAATGACCGCAAGGGCCACGCAAAGCAGGACTAAAATCACAATTGTTGCAATCAATTCGCCCTCCCTCGGGAAAAACGACTGGGCCGCGTCAATGGCTTGTGCGTCCGCTGCCATTCCTGTTCAAATTTGAGGTTTTCAAGGTATTTGTCGGTCATATCACCGCGAGATTGGAGAGCGTCTTTGCGCTGCTCCTCTTTCGGCTTCTCGGCGGGCTTCAATTTCGATTTCAGCCCATAGCGCGCGGTGTCGCCGCAGTCCTGCTCGAGCTTTGCCGACTGCTTATCGGTCTTCAGAACGTCATCCAAGTTTTTTGGATCACGCATCAGCAGCGGAATCGAGCGAATCAGCTCCGGGCAATTCGCGGCAATCAGCCAAACTTCATCATTCGGCGGTTCAACTTTCTTGGTCTGAGTGGCGTGGAAACGTTTCGTGGCCAGCAGCATGTTGTACATGAGCGACCATCCATCCACGCGGGAGTTATCTGCCTTCTGTGGGCGCGGCAAGCCCTCTGGCGAAAGGACGTCGCCGATGATCTCAGCGATTTCACTCTGCCCGGCGCGTCTTACTGACATCTCGAACGCATCTGGGCTCATCCAGAAATCACCAACCTGCTTGCGCTCGTCTTTGGGGGTGCGTTCCACCATCTGCCGAGCAATGTCAGACTCGGAAATCTCTCGCTCTGCGCCCTCGTCGCTGTCCGCAGCGCCTCCAGCGATGTATTCCCGATAGGTGAGGCAGAATTTAACCGGCTTGCTTACATTCCAGCCGAGTATTTCCTTGGCTTCTTTGGGCGAAAGAACGCCGCGCGCATGCCATTGCGTTGTGCAGTAGTGGCCCTTGCCCCAATCTTGCGACATCCAGCGATTCAGCCAGGGCTTGAGTAGCAGCGCTACCTTGTCATCGCTGATGACTGTGGCGTCACGGTCAAAGACGCGGCCAAAATAAGCGCCCTCAAGCGCTGTCCATGAGCCTTTCCAATCGCGGTTACGCAGGACTTCATCTTGAGAGTTGAGGGTGTGTCCATAGTCTGAGCGGCTAGCGCAGTATTCCTCGCGCTCAGCATCGGTCATCACCATGTAATATTGGTGATCCTGCTCCTCTTCTGTCTCAAAACCGTCTTCAAATAGAGCCTGACGCGACCATTCGATATTGTCCCAAGGCCGAACGTGAATAAAGGCAAAGTCTTCCGCCTGTTCACGCTGGTTGTACTCATGCTCGTGGAATTTCTTCGATAAGAAGCTGATGCCAGCGCCGCCCATGTTGAAGAGCAGTGCCATCTTGCAAGTCTTCCTCTTCGTGTTCTTCCAGCGAACGGCCTGCTTTACTTCGCGGATCTCTTTTTCTGAGAACTGCTCGGCCTGGTCGATGATCACGTCAAAGTAGCTGGCAGAGCGAAAGCGCCGTTCGATGTCCTCAAGAGATTCCCCATAGGTGAAATGAAGCTCTGACGGTGGACCTTCCGGCATCGGGAACACGATTTTCTTTTCCGTGATGTGGTACTGGTCATTCAGCTCCGGATAATCCCGCAGCAGCGGGTCAATGTGGTAGCGCTTCACCTGATCGTAGTTCCGCATCAGGATCGCTCCGATTGTTCCGGGGTTTTCTAATCTGCGTTGAATCATGATTCGGTCTGCTGCTGCTGACTTTGCTGCGCCGCGCCCGCCACCCATACCCAGCCACGTTGAAATGTGGCCATCAAACAGTTCCTGAAGTTCAACCTGCTTAGGCTGAAGCTTTATTCTGGGCATCGGTCTTTTCTGGGCGCACCGGAATACGCTCTAACAGGAATTTCACCGGCCCGCCATTCTTGCCAGCAATCTCATGCTTTTGCGAGAAGCGCTCGAACTTGCGTCCCAGAATTTCGAGTGCCGGCGTCTTTGGTGCAAGCTTCAACTTGGTGCGTCTGTGAGTGGATTTTTCCTCACCTTTGCCTTCCGTCCATGTTTCTGTTGTGATCTCTGCGACTGCCGCCATCTGTGCGCGGGTGGATTCCTTCAAATTCACAACAAATTCGCCTTCCTGATCAACAAAGCCGTAATCCAGAGCATTGCTATAGGCGATCTTGCGCAGCTCGACGGCCACGCCGAGCGCCGTTACTCCAATGCGGTACATCATGGAGTTAGTCAGGCGCTCGATTTCCTCTTGAATGGCTGGCTTGTCGAGAAGCTGAGAGGCTTTGACCTTGGCTGACCGCGCGCTATACCCTGCCTTTATGCAGGCTTCCGTAGCGTTGAAATCCGGATCGGCAACGTACTCCGCGCAGAACAGCTTCTCCTTGATCGTTAGCCCTTCTTTTGTGACCTTGCGGGATGCTGGCATTTACTCTACTTCCACCTGATTACTTCATCTTCCAATCGTCCACGATGGGAGCCGCGATGACGTCTGAGGCGATTGCACTTCAATACCACTAGGTTGCCGTCGCCATCAGTTTTGTATTCGAGCTCAAGGTCGCAAGTCCGCGATAGCGTTTCTACTTTGGCCAGCGGAAAATAATTGTGGGATGGATGTGTGCAGTCTTCGCCGAAGCAGAAGCTCATTTACTTCTTACCAATCAGGCCGGTCATGTTGACGCCTGGGCCGGTCACAATCACCATGCGGACAAATGGCAGTGGCGTTGTGAATGGAACGTTGTCGCCAGCTACGTTCGTGCTGGAAGCTCCGGCAATGTCGGTATAAGCTGAGTCCGTGTCTTTTGCCGCGTGTTGAATCTTCCAGCTAACTGCGACTGGCGCTGAAGCGAATGCAGCCGAAGCGTAAAGCTGATGTATTCCGCCTTCGCCGTAGGGCTCACCCAGCGCGACCTCTTGCGATTTGAAGCCGGTAGCCGGGTTCTCATTGTTGATGACAGGAAAGCCAGCATCGCCGGGGTAGATCGCCGTTAGCGGGCTATTCGTGAGTTGGTTTGCTTGATAAGCGGGCATGAGCTCTCCTATTCAACCCCGATGTTGATAACTGCCAGCACTACCGCACCATCTGAGTTGCGGAAGTAGATCGAATTCTCTGGGTGCATCCAAACATGAGCAGGCTTGTTGAAAAGTCTGTGTTGGGATTTGAATGCTTCCGGAAGTTCCACAACGAAATCGGACGTCTTGAAAACGGCTTTTACTTGAAGGCCGATATTTTCAATGACTGCATGCACACTCAGGTTGGCATCACTGAAGGACCAATCCTTGGTGTGCAGGATTTCAGCTATGGCCAGCAGCGAAGCGGCATACAGCTTCGCGCCTTTCAGGTTCATTGATTCATAGTCGGTGATCATGCGGCTAGTGGAACCTCGGCAATCTGAATCATCAGCGCCGCCGGGCAGTCCAGGGCTCGGGCTAATTTCGTGAAGGTGGTAGCGGACGGCTGGATCGTATTGTTCTCAACCTTCGAGATGTACGTACGGGCCATGCCTACCTTGGCGGCAAGTTCATGCTGGCTCATCATCCGGGTAAGTCTGAGCAGCTTCACTGCAAAACCGGTGTCGATCGATCGGCGTTCCGAACTGAGGAAAACCACCTTCGCAACGTCCGTTAAATCTGAGATTGATTCCGTTTGAGGCTGGCTCACCGCATCCTTTGCGGGCTCACCATTGATCGAATGACGGCAACGGCGACAAAGTCCGGTCTTCGTCATGAACTGATTCAGGTTGCAATTTGCACAGCGGGCCGCTTCTTTGTCGGCTACTGCGGGTTGTAACGTTGCTTCAAGCATTCTTTGCCCTCTTCAAGTAGTTGCGGGTGCATGGTGGCGAAAATGGCCAGCTCTAAGCGGGTATCCATGCCAGTTTTGTTGAATACCTCGCGCACCCTGTTTTTGGTGACCTGCTCAGTGGTTCCCATGATCTCGCCTATCATCCTGTTCCTGTGACCATCGGAAACCAGATACAGCACGATCAATTCATTCTCTGTAAGCTCACCCAGAATCCTTTTTGCGATCAGGTCTTCCGGCTGTTCTTTGGCCATCGGTTTGTTACACCGACGGCAATTACCAGAACAGATAGGAAACTGATTGAGCTGGCAGTGAGGACACGTAATGACCGTAAGCTTTATGCCGCCGACATCAATTCGATTTACTTCGCCGGCAGGATCAGCGGTATTAGTTTCACGTGGTTGCATTCGAGTCCTGGCTGATAGTTCGGTAGAGGTTTACAGTCCCGCGTGTCATAACGCACCCTGATGGGTACGGTGATGGGTTCTACGCGCTTGTGAGCGCATCCCAGCGTGGCTATAAGCATCAATCCAGCTATCAGAGCTTTCATAAAGTGGCGGGGCAGAGCCGGTTAAGACTCTGCCCTTTTTGTTGAGGGAGTAGTAGCAGCCCTGTTTAGCGACCAGTGAACGGGATCGGCAGGCCCAGCACACGCGCTCGGGGTACGCTCAATTTGGCGTTCGTGTGGTTCTTGGCCAGCACGTTCCAAGTCTTCGCGATCTGCCGCGTAGAGTGGATAACGTGTTTCTTGCCCTTTGCCGGTGGTGCTGAGTTATCGACCATCTCATTCAGGACCATATCGGCTTCCACGTCTCCAGATGAGAACGCGACGGCATGCAATCCAATCACGGATCCGCCGAACACATGCGGCATCTTCAGGCGAATGAGCTGCGCTGTAGCGGCAGGCTGCTTGGCGGTCAAGTCCTGAACGAATTGCAGGATTTCACCCGCTACGCCCGCGAACAGGTTCACCGCTGCCGTGCTTGTAGGGTCTTTCACTCCCACTGCGGCAACGATCTGGCTCAGATGGCTTGAAATGTCCTGATAGTAGGAATCAATCTTCGCCAGAATGCCGGGGTCTTGGGTAGCCTTGTAGTCATCCACAAGAGTTTTGAGCAGGTTGGCGTCGGCTGCAATGACTCCAGCTCCAGGCGCGATAAGCGGCGCATATTCCGGCGCCACAAGAGCGCTGATGCCGGTTGCCATCTGCGCGAGCTGCGGGAGATGGTTCTCGATGGTGGTAATGGTTTGGTCGAAAGTAGCAATCTGGGCC